ATGACATCCTGAGCCCTGTTTAGGAAAATATCTATTTCTTCTGGTAAAAAATCTGCATATTCAAGGCTATCTGATTTATCAATTCTGACCTTGAATTCTATGTGCATATTTTCTACATTCATTTTTTATTTATTCAAGTTGTTTTAGTATCGCAATTTTAATATCTTGGTGTTTATTATTATCTAATTTGGCTATTACTTCTTCTACACCCATACCTAAATCTTCGGTACCATAAGTATAACGCATTCCAGCTCTTCTAATAATATTTTTTATTAAAGCTTTTTCTATCATTACTTGAGTACCCCTACTTTTATTATCAATCCATATAGTTTTAAATTTTATAGGATCTGCTTTAGCTAACTCACGTAATTTCTTTTTAGCAACGCTTTCTAATGTTGCATCAGCATTAACACCATAAAGTCTAAGAGCATTTCTTAAATCATCTGGAGACATTTTGCTTAAACACGTATAAACCTCTTGTTCTATATCAAAGATAAGGTTTTCTTTTTGTGCTACAGCATCTTCATCAATTATCATTGCATAGGCTCCAGCATTTGGTTCTGTTGCTGATTTCTTAACCTTCATATGGTTTTTGATAAAATAATATCTCAGGTTATCAAAAGGATCAGATGTATCAAGTATAAGATCTTCTTCAGTTAACCTTATAAAGAAGGTATCCCAAAAAATAGAATTAGTATTTAGATCAGTGTGTAACTGATCTGCTAATTTTTCTTTTACTTTCTCATCTTCTTTTTCATTTAATCCAGTATACCTTTGTCCGTTTCTTAACAAATAAGGTTGTAAATCTAAATGGCAATTCTTGTACCTAGTAACTCCTGCCCACGAGCTAATATTTAAAGGGCGTATTACAATTTTCATATTTAAAAGATTTAATAAAGAGGGTTAAAATATATTCAACCCCCTTTTGAATAAAACAAATACTAACTAAAAATTATTCAACTAACATACTCAACATACCAGAAGTTGTAGGATCTTTTAACATGTAACCCTGTTCTGATAAGAAGTGAACACTATATCCATCTTTAGCTGATGAACGAAGTGTTTTTATAGATGTAGCAAAATCTTGACCTGGAGCGATTGAACCGCCTGTATACCACATAAGATTTTCACTACCTTTTTTGATTACTTTTTGAAGATTTGATTCACCATCACTCATTCCGTAGTCAATAAATAGCATATCATAAGATGATGCTGGACGACCAGTTGTAGGATGTTTCTGTCTGTTATAGACTGTATTATCAAACCAAGGGAAGTGTTTCAATGTCAACTCAATACCGTTAAGCATTTTATAAGTTGTAAATTGACCTCCAAGTGTAAGTTCTTGGCCACTACCTGTAATAAATTTAGTATCAATAAGATTATACGCAGATGCCTTTGCTTTAAGAACTCTATCAAGTTCTTTCATTGCCATCTCACCACATAAAGCTACAAATTTACGTTCTCCTTTACCTAGCTTGTTATAAGAAAGGTCAAATAAGAAATCTTCAAGTAGATCTGCTGTAAGTGTCGTATAGTTTGATTTATTAGATGGAGAAATTTGTTCCATTATACCAGCTCCTATATAAACAGGTCGTCCTGTAGATCCAACCATTTTTACGGTTCCATTTGGACGTGCATTGTATTTAGAATAAACTCCATATCTATCAATAGTCTGATACCATTGACGTAAAGCTTTCCAGTCCTGATAATCAGTCCACATATTTGAGACTTTACCTGATTCTGGGTTTTTATAAGCTATGATAAGTTTGTCAGTAGCAGCACTTCTTGTTACATCATAAGACAGTCTCATAGTTGTAAGCTGATTTCTCAACTTAAACGGAGCTGCATAATTTACAATGTCGGCTTCTTCTGAACCTTCTTCATAAGCTGATCCTTCACGACTTACTTTTTTGCCATCGTTAAAAAGATCATAGGGTATGTATGACTCTGGATTACCATCAGCCATAACTACAGTATACATAGTAAGATCACCATCTTCCTGTCCTACACCTTGAACTCTAACTTGATATTCTCTTTTATCAAATGCTAGAATAGCTCCAGGTCCAAACCATTTTTTGGTTAACCATATACTTATTGTTGAGTTATTAAGACCAGGGTAATCTGTAGATGCGATAGTTGAACCATTCCATTCTGCTTTTACAATTGGAATTGCTTCATCTTGATCTATTTCTACTGCCCATTCGTATTCTCTGTTGTCAACTTCCAGTGTTTTTGTTCTTCCCATTCCTCGTGTAAGGAAATCAAGAACATTATAAGATTCGCCTTGGTATCCTCCAAAGATCTGAGACAACACTGTAGTCGTTTCAAAGGGTTTTGTTAATAATAGATTCGCAAGCATATTTTGATCAGCTAACCCTGAAGCTGTCTTTTTTCTATAAAGTTGCAAACCGTTTAAAATACTATTATTCATTGTTTGTTTATTAAATTATTATCCTGTTATTGTTTTTGATATTTTTTCAAAATCTTCAAATCCTCCTGAACCTCCAGAAGGCGATGCACTATCTTTTTTATTTTTCTTTCTTGATCTAATATCTTTTTGTTTCTGTTTAAAATCTGCAACAGCCGAAGTTGTAGCTGACTTCTTTAATTTACTTTTAATACTTTCTTTGTTTTGGTAAAAATATCCAGTTGTTATAAGATAGTCAATAGGATTTTTCTCATAATCTTTCTGAAGTTGTGTTTTCCCATTTTTATCTTTAGTAAATAAATATGGTAATAAGAGTTCTTTTTCCTTTTTTGAAATTGGAACTCCGCCAATATCTTTTATCTCTGATATTTTTGAAACAGTAGAATCTACAAATGTTTGTTGATCTTTTACGTTCTGTTCTTTTTCTTTGGCTTTAAGTGATATTTTTGTATTGATGTCTTTATCTCTAATTTCTTTTAATTCTTCTAAAGCATCATTACCTTCTTCTTCTAACTCATCATCTAATTCATATTTTTCTATTAGACGATCAATCTTCTTGTCCTTAAATCCTCTACTTTTTAATAGTTCTCTTACAAGTCTTTTAGATGTATCTACGTTTTTTGTATCTGCTTTATCGTAATCAATACCACTATAACTATCTTCTAAAAACTCATATGGATCTCCACCATCTTTAACATATTTATCAAACTTCTCTACTGTATCATTTGAATATGATGGTTTAGAGTTGTCTTCAATTATATCAGACATGTATTTTAATAGTTCTTGTATTGATTTTGGACTCTTTTCTTCATCAAAGTCCCATCCAAGTTCTTTATTAAAAAGCTCCACGAATGGTGCTACCATCTCTACTTCCGATACATCGTCAGTTTCATCATCCTTAGTATCATCTTTTTCTTCAGGTTCATCATCATCTTCTTCAGATGTAGCTTCTTCCTCTGGTGTTTCTTCTTTAGTTTCTTCGGTTTCTTCATCCTTTTCCTCTTCTTCTTCGGTTTCTTCAACCTCATCTTCTATAGGAACTTCATTTTCTTCACCAATATTTGATGATATTTGATTTGAAATGAAACTAAATCCATCAAAATTATCAACTTCTTTTTCCTTATTTTTCATGTTTTCTCCTTAATTATACAAATATATAAAATTAAACTTCGTTTGTCAAGTGTTTTGAAAAAAATAAATGGCTGTTTATAGCTTTTATTATTTTGTAGTCTGTTTTTGTATCTTTGAAATCTCTTCAGCTTTAATATTATGTCTTTTTGTTTCTGCTAACTGTTCATTCTTTATTTTATTATCTTTATCATCTTTTTCTTTTTTATCTTCAAGAGCTTTTAATTCTAATTCATCATCATCTGTTAATGCAGCAATTTTGAATTTTGTTTCATTATCTCTAATATTCATAGTATCTTTTGCTTCAATCTCACCAGACTTAACTTGATTAGCTTGTTCTGAAGCAGCCTGACCTTGTTGTGCCATAGCTTCTTCTCTTTTCTGTCTTTTCTCGTCAATATCTTTAAGTTGCTTTTTAATATCTGCAAGACTATCTGTTAAGTATAACGAAGCTACATCATTAAGAGAAGCTCCAGCTTGCATTGCTGGTTGAGCTAACGATCTTAAACTTTCTAATCTTTGGTTTTCTTTTGTAGCATCTGTAACAAATATATCAAATTCAGCAAAATCAATATCACCAGGAATTGATATAAATTGTCTAGCCATATCATCAAGAATATAACTAAGTTTTTTCTCAGTTCCATTCCATACAGACTTTGCAACATTTATTAGTTGTTGTAAAACTCTCTTTTTAATCTGATTATGTTTCCAGAATAATGGTTCTGTAATATGAGATGACTGTATAACAGCTCTTTCTACATTCCCTACTAATTCACTAGCCGAAATACTTCCTTGTCTTTGTTTAGAAACACCAGAAAGCTCTCCTATCATTTCTTCTAATTTTGCTAGTAACCCTATATATCCAGATATAACATTTGCCATTGTTAAATCTATGCTACTAAATTGATTAAATGATGACGGATGTCCTCCTCTATTTATTTCCCAACCTTCTTCATATGGATTAACTAAGTTAATTCCCATAGCTGTTAAATAATGTGCCCATTTTTTGAAATCAACATTCTGAGACTTTGGAATCTGTGTTATATCAATTGTAATAACTTTACCTTTATCTCTACTTAACATTAAATCAAGTCTGTACCATATAGCAATATATTGATACTGTATTGGTTTCATGATATCTATAATAGAAACATTTCTAGAATTAGTATCACTGTATGTTCCACCAGTATATGGTAATTTCATATAACTAGTTGGCTCTATTCCAGCATATATATCTGACCCAAATCTATATCCTTCCCAAACTTGAACAATCCATCCTTCTGTTACTTTTTCTTCTCCTGTTGGAATATATCCTTCAGAGACCATATCTTCTTGTTCTGCACCATATTCATCAACATAAGCAATATAACCTACCTTTTGATATGATGACCATACAACATGATAAACATCAATATAATTAGAATCACCAAACGATGTATTATTATTTAGCTCTTTATGTATGAAGTTATAGTTAACCTGGTCACTTCTGGAATTTATATGATTTTCTCCTTCAGTTAATTTATCTAGGTCTGATGGTTTCAAAATATCTTTAAATCTGTCCCACGCAGATGATGGAGTCATCCTCATTAATCTTGTTGCCCACTCACCATCTTCTATATTATCCATATCTGGATCTTTATCATAGTCAAAGTAAACTGGGTTAATACGTTCTACAAATGGATCTTTTTCTCTATTACCTATGTAATATATTTCTTCTCCAGCTATTAATGCATCTTTCCAACCTTTTATAAATTCGTCAGTAATGTTTAATTTATTTGAAAGATATTTTAATATCTGCTGTGCAACCTTCTCGTACAAGTCATTATATGAATATTTCATATATTGCTCTATCTGTTCTGGATCCATTACACCTTGTTTATCAGGTTCTTGTCCAAGTTCTTGAGCTGTAATTGCTTTTACATATTCAATTAGTTTTTGTTTTTCTACTTCCTCTGCTGCAGATATAGACTCTGGATTAGATTGAATCACTCTATAATTAAAAGGTCTCTTTGTTTCTTCTCCTATTAATAGATCTATTTTTGGTCTAATAATATTAAAGTTCTGTAAGTTAGCTGGAAAGTTATCATCAGTATCCATACCAAATGGATTCGTCAAAAATTGAAAGTCCTTCCTATTAAACTTACTATTATATAAGTCGTAGTTTATTTGTTTCTTTTCATAAGATGTTATTCCACTACTTATTCCTGCAGTACTACGTCCAATAAAATAATCTACATTTGCTTCTCTCCAATCTTTAGTTTTAGAAGCAAAAGCTAACTTCTGTTTTTGGTATGTTGATTGTGTTTCCATTTAAATTCTAATCTATAAAGTTTACTTTATTTGTAAATATAACATCAGGAAAAAACCCTTCTTCTTTAGTACTCTTATTTTTAAGTCTTACATGAGAACTATGAAGCTCTTTATTATAAATCATTAATAATAAAAAGGCAATTACTCTATCAAAGTTTCCATCTTCATAATATCCTATTAATTCTTTTATTAAAGGTATAGAATAAAGTTTGCGTACATTGTGCATTCCTGGAGCATATTCTTCATTTAACCAATCTTTTAATTTGCCCTCTCCATAATCTTTAATCTTTGTAACCATATGGATTCCCTTGTTTCTTCTAACGTGAGAATCTTTTATGATTTCATGTATTATTTCTGGTTGATCTGCAAGTAAATGAGTACATTGTTTTGTAACAAAGTATTGGTATATACCCATCTTTTCATTTTCATATAAATTAATAGCATTATAATATGTCAATAGTTTACGAACATTTTCATAATATTCATTTGCTGTTGGTGGTCTTGCAGTATATTCTGCTACTATAAAATCATAATTTTCTTCAAAATTTTGAAATCTTTTATATATTAATGTAGACCCTAAAGATCCAGATTCCGATCTATCCTGGTCATATGGGTCTGTCGCTGCTATATATAAGAATGGAGGAACTTTACCAGCTTCATCTTTATATGGGTGCTCCCAAATTTGGATAGCTCCAGTGGTCTTATCTGCCCTATCTAAAGGAAATTTTTCTATTGCTTTAAGTCCTTCGCCAGTTTTCCATTCTAACAATCCACCACTAATCCATTCTAATCTACCACACTGACCAGCATTTTTAGCAGATCTATTAGTTTGTAAATATACTAATTGATCCATCAATAATTGTTTAGGAAAAATATTCCCAGCAATCTGGAGACAGGCTTCCATAGGAGAATTATGTGTATGAATACCATTTGCAGAATAATATTTAGTATCTGTCTGCATATTATAGACTTCATCTCTGCCATAATATTCTATACTTTTAATTATATCAAAAGACCAATCTTTGTCCAAGCTCCTTACAGGTAAAGTATTTTCTAAGATTGTTTGTTTTCTTTTAGATATAAATCCTATATCTTTTAAAAATATTAAATTATGTACCTTTCTGATACCTATTGTTCTACCTATATAATTTCTCCCAAATGAATTAATTTTTTCCTGTTTCTTATATTTAGAATATATACCAAATCCAGTAAGTAGCATTATTATGTCTTTTGAAAAATCCTCATATTTCGTATACATAGAAATGGCACCTTGTGTTTTAGTGATACTTCCATCTGTATCAAATAAACCAGATAAAAATGACGCTATTACTTTTTTAGGACTCTTTATAATATATTCTGGAACATGTACTTTTCTTCTCCATCTGCCTTTTTCACAACTTCTATAAATAATACCAAGTTGTTTAAACAAATCAAATAAAGCTTTTTTGCTAATTCTAATCCTAGTCATTCCTCCAATATCTTCTGCAATTGGATTACCTAATGATTTTTTTACTATAAATTTCTTTACCCATTCAATAGTTTTAGTATCCCTTATATCAAGTGCAAACTCTAGAGTAGGATTATAAAAAGATCCATCTCCCATAAATAGTCCTAAAAATTTTCCCCAGTCTTCATCTATTTTTAAATTAACACTGAGATTAGCAATAGGATATTTTATTTCAACAGATTGATATTTTTTATTAAAACAAAATGGCAATAACTTAATATTATCTCCAATTTTATAATCAGATAAAGGCTTGTACTCATTACCATTATATATATGGTGTGTATTAGTACATAATAATTCTCTATTGTTTTCTGTTTTTAATTTATATATATCTTGAATACCATTACTAAATTTATTTTTTACATCCTTTATTCTTTGTAATTCTATATTTTCTTTTTTCCCTTTTATAGAAACCCAAGTATCTTTATGCAAACAAAATGGATGTTCAGCTATATACCTATCTACAGCATTTTTATCATTGGCATTTTCTAATACAAGTTGTCTTTCTTTTTTAGCTTCCTCTATTGCTAATTGGATATTAGAATTACCATCTTTATCCATAAATGACTCACCTTTTGAATTGACACCTTCCATATTAACATATTCTGGAACAAAAAATCCACATGGTTTAATTGCCCCATGATCAAATATATTTTCAAATGAAAGAACATTATATGCAAGAGGACTATAAAATAATTCTTTAAGAGATTCGTAATTAGCATCTTGCGTACCACCAGTTCCAAAGGCTATCATAAGTCCTGTAGCAAAAGATCCTTGTTCTACTGAAGGACGAGCTATTTGCCATGATTCTAAAAGACCAGGAAACTTACCAGCTTCTTCAAATAGAATTAGTTTACCACGTTTACCTCTTGCCTTTTGTGGGTCATTTTTAAGTGTTACCCCTATTATTTCACTTTTAAATCCTTTTTCAGTATCATCATAATCATCTATAAATGAAGCTCTTTTATGAGTTTTAGTATCTATCTTACTCATACGTTTACTCCAAGCTGTATTCTGATTAATAAAACTAAGAATATCCCAAGCCTTTGTTAATAATCCATCTTTGGTTAAAAACTCCATTTCTGAAGCTACTGCATAAGATTTAGACTTCGGAATCAAAGCAAGATTTCTAACTAACATAGATCCACCCTTCCACGAGT